GTTGGCGGCGGGATTTGTTTATTACCAAGTACACCAAGAGATACTAACTTATTCCGCATCGTATCCCATTGTTTTATAACTGGGTCTACTTTAATATCTTTAACGCCTTTCCACTTGGACTTTAAAGCACTTTGGCGTGCACATTCTGCACATCTTCCAACACTATTTCTACCAGTGATGCGCATGTCATGTCCTCTACGACAAATATTTTCATCAAGCTCTAGTGGTTCAAGTTGCGTATTTAAAATAGTCGTAGATTTTTGACGGATATTTACACGAATGCCGTTTTTCTCAATCTTCTTGATAATCGCAACATCCTTTATATGAGTTGTAATCTGAGCAGACATACTGTTTCCATCACCTAGCCAAGCCCCTAATGTATAAGGGTCAACTAGTAATTGAGCATCACTCCGAAAATTCAACGCTTTAGCAATAGGAATAGCATATGTATTACGATTGCCATTTTTATAGGTTTGACTAATGGTATGCGTATCAACAATCATACTTTGTTTTTTATCAGTATCTACACTCCAATCGTGTTTTTCATCTGCAACAATAACCGCTCCATCTGAAAATTCAACTTCATAGCAAGGTCTGTTAGTCCATACTTCACTAATTGCTAAGATACGAACAGGCTTACCATTTTCATCAAAAACTTGATCATTAGTGGTTAGGTCGCCCATACGTTTCCATCCTGTAGTTGTCATAATTGGTGTTTCTACATCAAGAGCCTTCCCTACCTGTGACGCTGACTTAACAACTACTCGATTGATACCAGGTTGCGTGAAAGCATCCATTATCTCTTTTTGATATGGGGCTCTACTCGTTTTCCAACGTCCTGGTTCAGCAGAAAGGCCTTGTGATAGCATGCGGTAATCGTCAGCCCATTGACTAACACTGGTTTTTGGTAGTGGTTTCAGGCCCGTTTTAGAAACATATTGCCATAATTCTTTTGCCGTTTTCGTGCTATCACCTCCTTTTTTTGCATTAAAAAAGCACCTAGTTTGGCGCTTTATCATCGTCAAATTCATCACTATCCATGAATAATGACGGCGTATATTCACTTAATTCGGACAATTTGTCCTCAATTTCTTGTGTTAACAGGTTATATGCTTCTTCTTTTGTTATATTTTGTAACTGTGGTGCCAATTTAGTCGGCAATCCTAACAATTGTGTACGCAAATTGACAAGCATTTCTGTCATAACCTGTTCTACAGTATCTGCTGAGTACACCTCGCCGTTCATTTTGGCTAGTTTTAACTCAGCAATCTTACGTTTTGCGCGTTCATTCTTGGCCTTTTCAACCTCGAATACCGCATCATCGGAACTGCTTTCCTCTTCAGCAGAGGATTGGCCCTTATATTTGACATAATTGATAACGGATTTGATAACCAGGATATTATTCTTTTCATCCGTCGCTAAAACCCCTTCTTGGAGCAGTTGCGAAACACGTTGGCGCGAGAGTCCAAGTGCTTTTGCCAGGTTTGACTGCGAGGCCGTTGCCGTTTTCAAATCATCTGTAATTTTCACTTATCAATCAGCCTCCTTTCATTACCTGTATCACTAGCAAGGTCATAAAAAAATTAAAATCTAGGCAATTTTTGGGGTCTCGGCCACCGCACGCTTTCAATTTTTCCCAGAAGAACCTACCAAAAAAATTACTCAAAAATTCAACGAAACGTGTATTTTTTTAAATTTATTTTTTATTATTTAGCGCGGGTACTGCCCCAAAAGCTATCTTAATACGCCTTTATTTTGCTTATATTTACCGCATTCCTTATGAACCTTTGCGGTTTTTGTTTTTACTAACGAATGTGATGGCGCATACGATTTACACATGTGATCAATATAAATTCCATTAGCCTTGCACCAACCTTTCACATTATTTAGGCATCTTCTCTTTTCACAATATACATCAGTCAATCGTATTCACCTCGCGTCCTTAAAATTTGTATACAAAAAGACCACCTAACCATATGGATTAAGTGGTCTTTTGCTTTAGTGTTCTAGGTATTCACTGTGTCGTTGAGAGAGATAGTATTTGTTTCCCTATTAACTCACACTATCATTATAAACTGTCAAGAAGGACAGGTCTAGGACAGTTTTGGGACAATTTTTCAGGCTAGCTTTGTATTTAACCCAATAACTCCCCATAGCAATACAGATAACTCTTCAATCCCTCTAGCGATGTAACGTTTGATGGTACGAACATCTGGCTTTTCAGGAAATGATTCAGCAATCTCTTCTAAGGTTTCTCCATCAATATAATACCTGCGCATGCATTCACAATATTTGAATTGCTTGTCGCTACACTTCTCAGCATAGATATCGAGCATGTTATTTACATGTCGCATCATCAATGCTGTTTTTTCTTTGCTTTTAACAATCGCATTCACTTTCACAATGCTCTTATCGTCAAACATATCAATCAACAGTTCATTGAGCCATATATCATCGGCTTGTGTCGAATCCATGATAGCATTGTCTACATATGACTGTAACTGACTATAATGCTTTAATAGCTTGATCGTGTTGTGTCGAAGTTTACGACCTAGCTGTGCATTTTCTTGCTTTGCTAATTCATAGTAGGTTTTAGTAGCCACCTCAGTGGCCAACCTAGTGACTTTTTCAATTTCGCATTCATTCAAATGCATCTCCCCCCTTTACGCTTTATTTTAGTCCGTATTGTGTTTTATTCCAACTTCATGAAGGTTCACTCGTTAACGCATTAAAACGTTCTTATACATATGAAATTTTGATTTTTATGGCTATTAGCGACTATAGGAATATACTCATATATTCTGTGATATGTACAATCACAAAATCATCATCGTCATTTACAATCTTATCAGCCATAGTTCCGATGAATTTCCTATTATCGTTTTCTAGCACTCCTGCAGCTTGTAGTCCATCAAGAATAAATTTCTTAGCAAAAGCTACATTATCAGGATCATGCCTGGTTGATGAGTGCCATTCAAATAATAGGTCTACTTTACCCTTAACCGATTCTATCTGTTGTGATAGACATTGTTCTTTGACTTGCTCGGTGCATTTCTTTTTCATAGCGGCGGCTGCTATAGTTGAACCACGCTCACAGTCAATATACTCATTTAACGTTGGGAATCGGTTATGGGCTTTCTTTCTAAACCTAAACTGACATCGCAGGAGAATCTTCATCGGTGTGATTCTCCATTGAATATAGCCACCGCATATTCGCCGCGTAACCGGTCATATACTCTTTGGCTATAATTCTTTTCAGTCCAGGTATCGCTATAATTCGTCGTAAGAATTATAGGCTTCATTCGGTTGTAGCGATCAATAATAATGCTTTCAACCTTAGATACTACCCAGTCAGACTTTGAATATTCTGCTCCAAAATCATCAAGCAATAACAAGGGAATATTTCTAAGTTTTTGCTCATAGCTCAGATAGGCTACATTATCACCCTTAGATAACGTAAGCATATTATCCAGTAGATTTGGCATTGAAATCATTAAGCACCCTTTACCTAGTCTCATAACTTCTTTTAGAAGGCTAACTGCAATAGATGTCTTGCCCGTACCAGCTGGGCCCCTTAATATGAGGCCCTTGCCAGAATCAAGATTAGTTTTCAGATTATCAGAGTACTTTTTAACTACTCCGTAAGCTTCAGCGTTCTCTTTTGGAAAGCTACCGTGTTTGCGCAACCACTCAAAATCCATATCGTAATACCGCTTAGGAATTCCAACTGCAGCATACGTAGTATTAACATTGGTTTGAATTACTACTGGTTTATCATAAATTGGATAAAAGAACTCATTTTTTACCGTGTACTCTTTCATATTCTGCTTGCCAGTCAACTTGCTCGTCTTTTCTCGAAGAGCCTCTATTGCTGCTGTTACGTTTAGTGGTTCCAAAATCTTTATTCACCTCCTTTTTTAAATTCCCTGCTGTAACAGTTTCAACATACTTGATACTATTACCCCCGTTATCGGCCGTGGTATTGATAGCAACAATAACTCGTTCCTTACCATATGATTCAACTAGATCATCTAACCGCTCTTTAATAGCAGGTGATACAACTCCAATTGATTTCATATACAATTCGTAAATAGGTTTATTTTTTACTTCATCATCGTCAAACATAGATAGAGGATTTTCATCTTCACGCGCGCGCGTATCTCTCTCTATATTATTTTCTTTTATTTTCTTTTCTTTTATTAGTTCGTTTTGCTCAACATGTGTTCCTTTGTGTTGAACACGTGTTCGTTTTTGTTCGTTTTTACGTCTAGCCTCTCCGCTCTTAATGCCTGCGAGCCTACGTTTTTCGCGGAGTTCTTCGTTTTTAACTTTTCGAAATTCAAGGCGCCGTGTTAAGCTCGGAGACCAAAAATATTCATCATCACAAGCTAATAATTCATAGTCTGAAATCAATGAATTTACGAACAAAAATGAACACATTGAACATAACTCATTTTGTTCAAACACATGTTCATTTTGTTTGAACACATGTTCAACACATGTTAAATTTTCTTTATTTTTTACTCCTAACTCATTATCAAGAGCAAGGAATGTATATCTTTTTAATGGCAGTTTGTAATCTTCATATGATGCTAGCTTTTCAAGAATAATCCACCACCATGCATACGCGATCATTCCATATTCAGATATCATCGCCACTATCTTGGGGTCACTGCTCGCTGTAACATCATGGCTAAAATAATAGGATTGGTCTTTTGCCATAAATCATCATTCCTCGTCTGCAAATAAAGCCCCTTGTGCACGTTTACCAGCAATAAACCTTACACATTCATCAATTAAGTCTTGCACTGAAATAGCGAATGTACGGTCTGCATACTCTACCGGTAACCAATCAGTTTTGAATTTCAGTTCATCAGTTGAGGTTGCATCTTGTATAATGCCTTCAACGCTGACTTTCTCCACCGCATCCTCGATAACGCCATATTTAAACTTGAATTGCCTTACGACAAACGGGATATTAAACTCTTCCAGGAATTCAAAGTTCTTTTTCATAATAGCCTGTAGTCGGCTGAAGGCTTGCATGAGTTCAGGTCGTGGATCATCTTTAGATTTAATGGTAAAGACATCGGTCAGGCCTGTAGCAGATGGTTTCTGATAGGCGATATTGATATCGTTATCTGTAATTTGAATAGATTTAACAATCATAATGAACTCCTTTCTTGTTCTACGACTACATATTTACCGGTGGCAGCTTCAACAGCTTGCTTAAACATAGCTGCATCAGAGTTTTCATCGGATAAATGAAGTAGTCGAATGTCCTGGCACTTAGTAAGGTCCATAGACTTTAGAAATTTAATAACATTCTCTAACGAAAAATGGGATTGAATTAATCGTTCCATGCGTTTCTCATGCAGGCCTCCATCATCAACACGTTGGTTCAGGATTTCATATGAATGATTACACTCGACCATGATGTGATTCACATCTTTAAATGTATACCGACAATAATAGGTGTCGGAAATATATAAGAGTTTCTTTTCCCCCC